TTGCTGTCAAACCCGAGATTTTGACTTCAGTAGTACCAGCACCGCCACTATCAATAGTTAATGACGTTGTAATTTCACCAGCGCTGTCATATGATAAAATCCACTCTGCCTCATCTGCAAAATCTTCATCAGAAGCGTTTGTTTGAAATACAGCTTCACCCGCACCATTTGTTGTGGTTGTTAACACATCACCAACTGTCAAACTTACAGAGCCAGTTAGTTCCTTAGCAAATTTGCTAGGTAGTCTAAACAACATTGATGTTTGATCAGGATCTATAAGTTGTGATCTATTTTCTATTAAATCAATATTGGCTAAGTTAGCTGCATTAGAACCAATACTTTTTACTGTACCAACATCTCTTAATGTGCCTGATCCGTTTGAGTCTACATTGATATCAAAAACATGAACTCTAAAGTTAGAACTATTTACTTTATCAATAGATCTAATTCTAGCTGTACCTAAAAGTGTACCTGTCAAATGAGTACTATCATATAAATTTACTGTGCTATAATCACCAACTTTAGAAACTAAACCTTTTAAGTTTGATGAAGTAACAGGAAAATAGTTGCCATAATTAGCTGCTACATTTTCAGTGGTAACAGTTCTTTTATCATTAGTTCCTCTAGGTTTTGGAACACGAATAGTAGTATTATTACTCTTTTCTATTCTATAACCATTTACAAATGCTACACCGGGTTTAATCACATAACGTAAATGATCGTCGCTACTATCACTTAATACTTCTAAATTGAATTTATTTTTCTCATCAGCGATAAAGGATCCAGTAATATCATCAGTTCTTCTAGCTAATGTATCACCAAGTTGGTTCAAAATGTTATCACTATACTGTAGTGCCTCAATGTCACCGTTTCTAATACGAATTAGCTTAATAAATGTATCTGTTTCTTCATTAATATTACTTAATAAATCTAGTGTTAATCTTATTCTATAACGATCTGCACCAGGTGAAGTTAAATTTGGTGTGGAGCCAGCATTATCGTACAGAGCAAGATCATCAGATACTGTTACTATTTCTTCACTTACTTTATAAACTAGTGTATCATCAGGCTCATTAGAGTATTTGGAAAGTACTAGTGATTGTTTTGGAACAAATACAAAGTGACCAGATTGGAAAACCTCTGTACTTGGAACATTAATCATCGATGCTCGCCCAAGAGCAGGATTTGCAACGGTGTTTGTCGTTTGAATTGTTAATGTGCCAAGATCTGTAGATAGATCCTGACCAGCACCTAAGCTAATAAACGTTTTTGTATCAGAATTACGTGATTGATCGTTAGCATCTACAATACTATAAAGAATGGTCGCGGGGTCACTTCCTGTTGCAGGTATTACTTTTAAAATGCTAAGTTTAAGGCCTAATGGGTTTGTAGCATAAGTATTTTCAAGTGATGCGTAATTAGTTGGTAATGCATTTGTCGATGTGTCTAACTTAGCAAAGAAAACAGAAAAATCTTTAAGTTGAGCAGTACCTAAGTTACCGCTAATAATACTACTTTCTTTAAAGAGATAACGTCCCAGTCTTTCAATTTCTTTATTAATAATAGTTTGCAACTGAGTAAGCTCGCGAGCTTGTAAAGCGCGGCCACTATTAAAAATAATTCTATGATAGTTGTCACTATCACGAAAGTCATCTTTGTAGTTACTTAGAAACGTATTTTTTAAAACTGTAGTAGCCATAATCTACACTTAAAGTTGAATAATAATTTTTACATCTTCAGTCTGATCTGTAGATCTTGTCACCGAAAGGTTTCTATTATCTATATAGAGCATTTCACCTGAATAAGCATCAAATCCTGGATTTACACTTGCTGAATCTGCAGTTCTATTAGCTGTAGCAGTTGCAGTAGTCACAATCTCACCATCTGTAAATGGTTTAAATCCGGTTGTTTCATTTTGGTGATACCAAATTGTATTTGAGTCATCATAGAAATCAATAACTGCTTTTGCACTAGACGAAGCACCAGTAATAGTCTGATCAGCTTGGAAATTATCAGATGCAGATAACTTCATTTGTTTCAGCGCAAGAGCTGTGTTGCCGGTAAACGCAGCAGTAGAATCATATTGTAAAGGATTTTTAAGTAATGCAAGTTGTCTAAAGTCATTACCAGTTACAAATACACCCTCTTCATTACCATCAGCAAGAACATTAAAGTTTACAGCTCTAGCTCTTAGATCTCTTGTTGGATCAGCACCTAAACCACTAGGAGCAGAGAAGACAGGAACAATACTTGCTCCAGTACCACCCCCGCCTGATATAGTCACGTTTGCATAATCATATCCTGTACCAAATGGAAAACCACCTGCACTCTCGTCAACTTCTACAGCACCAATGGTATTTGATGAAGTAATAACCGCTCGGGCGTGAGCACCTGAACCATTACCTACAATAGTAATTGTAGGAGCAGATGTAAAACCACTACCTGCATCAGTAACTCTATAACCAATGATTTGTTTTGGATTTGCAGCCTGTTGTACTAGGTATTGGGCATAGTAAGCATCTGATGGTTGAGCTGAATCAATTAATTGAATGGGCATAAAGTTAGCTGTCAAAAAGCGAGTAGCATCACCAGCTGAAATAGTATACAAATATTTCCATACATAACCATCATCTAGTACTGTTAAAGTGGTAGCAGAAGTACTAGTAGGTTGTACAGTAGATGTAACAGCATTACCGTTTGAATCTTTACCCTGACGAACACAAACATAAACGTTATTTTCATCTGTAATAACATAATAACGTGCGGCTTGACCTACTGAGTTATCGTTGTACTGTTGATAAGTTGTACCCGATGACCAGTTATATCTTGTTACAACTAGTGAAGTATCTAGCACAGCTTTAATTGACTGCATCTTATATCTGAACTGACGAATCTCGCGTTCAGTATTAGTAGGTGTTGGAGGAGTATCAGTACTATCCCAAGCCTCTGATGCACCAAGTGCAATGTAATATCGATTAGATGAATCCTCAAACTCTGTAAGAAGAGAATTTACTAATTGATTTTTAACTCTATCTGTAATTATTGCTACCATGTTAGATTCTCATTTATGAAATTGAAATAAGAGTATCGGCCGAATCAGCAGTACCCAAATAATGCCAATTTTCTTCAACGCTCTCCCAGATTAGTTGTGCTAATGCATTTTGGCCCATAGTCATACTTGTACCAAATGCAAAACTACTTGATGTGATAGTAGCATTTGCTGTACCACGATTTAAAAGAATTTTTAATTCACCATTTTCTGTACCGTCTTCTAAAGAATAAGAAGAAGCGCCAGTTGGATTTAATATAATAAATGTGTCTTGTGACATATCGCTGTCACCTACACCCAATTGTTTACTCGCAAAGGCAACTTTACCAAGACGAACCACACCAGTTCCTTTTGGTTCAATGTTAATACCTACATTTGTGTCAGTACCAGTAGCTGAAATTGTTGGTCTATCCCCAGCTGCAGCATTAGCTAATGTTAATTCATTAGTAGCTAAACTGGTTGCAGTAACTTTAAGAAGTTCAGCACCGTTAACATCTAAAAGCGAAGTATTAATCTTTGGTGATGTTAATGTCTTATTTGTGAGTGTTTGTGTCTGAGCATTAAATGTAAGTGTATCACTATCAGCAAGAAGCGGTAAGTTGACATTTATATCTTTTGTTGATAAGTTAGCAGGTTTAAATTCATAATTATGACTTGCATCAGCATCAGATATAATCAATCCATTAAAGATTGGATTATTAAGAGTCGCACTATCCAATGTTTTATTTGTGAGTGTTTGGGTAGCGCTATTAACTGTAACTTCTCCAGAGGAATCAGGCAAAGTAAACACTAGTTTAGAATCACCTTCAGTATGCGTAAGAACTGTATTGTTTGTAACACCTACAAACTCTAAACCACTGTCACGTAAACGAACAGATGTTGTAAGAGATGTACCAGAATCACCTCCACCAAATTGGGAGTACAATTCTACAAAATTCTCATTAATTTTAGTACCAGCTGTACGAAGTGTATCACCTGTTCCATCATTGGCAGTTGAGCCGGTATTAATAATTTGCCTTGCCATAGGGTTTCCTCAATTTACTTAAGAGTATTTATAATAGTTTTAGTAGGTTCCAATTGAATCATACCAATCCTGATCCAAAGTTTGTTGTCTTCTAATAGTATCCATAGTGACTGAGTGACCATCTGAATCATTGTCATCCATTGTTGGAAGAGACGGTGAAGAAGCAGCAAGAATGCTTGGATAGCTGCTTAGTTCAGTAATTGACATATCAGAATCAAATGGTAGTAGATCTGTGCGATATGTTGTTTCAGCACTATCAATCAATCCTGTAATATCTGAAGATGGCTGTATTGTAGCATCTTCAGTAGCAACACCAGTTGTAACAACAGATGTAGTAACAACCCTAACAATCTCTGGCATTGCTGTTGATATCGCAGTATTTACAGCCTCAATTTGTACTTGTCCTGCAAGATACATACCAGCAGGATGAACAAACAATTTATATACCTCTCTCCAAGTGTCAATTGGTATATCAGATTTAATAAGAATGGATAATACTTGATAT